GGCCTCATGACGTAGGAGCCTCCGACCTAAACAAGGACTGCAGAGTCCACCAAGAGAATATCTCTATGGGGGCATCTGCTTCTGTTTGCTGAAAAACTAGTTGCCAGTACTTATTTTTGCGATGCGTATAATATTGCAACTGCTTTACAATGTCGTCACTATAGTTATCTACGTCCCAGATTGCTGTGTCCCAGATAGCCGCTGCCGTTGACAGCGACAATGGGCGTAAGTCTTCTTCTGAGTTCTGCAAGTCAAAAATGCTGCCGATTGTTAGGCTGTAGTTTACCCCGGAACCCTTAGTCTGGACTTCTGCGAGTTTGGCTAACTTAACTTCCATTGGGTTTTGTGCAAAGTACGGCCTAGTTACCATCTTAAAAAATATTGGGAAGCCGTCGTCGTTATCTCCGCTGCCCATTTTGTAAACTTTGCCGTTACCCTTTACGTTGCCAAAGAATACATCTAAAGCTCCAGTACTAGTGTTAGTAACTTGGAACAGTGAACCTGCTTGAATGCCTGGATGAGTAGTCGGATTAGAACCCTGCTCATATGTAGTCCATCGGAACTCTGGATAAAATTGGTAGTCTCCTACTAAAACTATGTTCGGGTCTGTAGTGGCTCCAGTGCTAAAGCAACTGAAGTAGACGCGCCGATTCTGAGTGTCATTTATGGCACTTATTTGAGGTTTTTGATTAGCAGTAAAACCAAGGCTACGAATAGTAGCCTGCAAAGAGTCTGCAATAGGACGAACTTGAGTACCTGTAGTCGCATATATATTATCCTTAGATAAAAAGATTAACTCACCTAAAACTTGAGTGGCTGCCCAGTTAGCTACTGCGCCTACCGTGTCTGAAACTTCTCGATATATATAAGACACGTTGTCTACAGAATTTGTAATGTCAGGAACACCTACAGGGTCTAGACGTCCGATAGAAGCTTCCTTTAGAACAATGGGCGTTTGACCGATTCGGTTCATTCCTACAACTTTGTCAGCTTCTCCGAATTTGCCCATGGTGTTAAAGACACTCTTTGCTTCGAAACTTTCAGGCATCGGACCACTTTGGCCGATCTTAGAGAAACGGCCTTCGTTGCTGTCTGTTATTACAAATACTCTGTTGTCTACAACAGTAGGATATTTGGCCGTGCTGGTTAAGTCTGTGATGCGGCTGTTGTCGAACTCAATCTGTCGCCCTAAACCACTGTCTCTAACTGTAGAGACATAGGTCGTAGCTGCGATAGTTGTAGTTCCGTCAAGAAACAACGTGTTGCCGTTAGCAACTGTTCGGTAAATCCTAATAGTATCAGCTGTAGTACTACTCCCAGCAGTAATGTTTAACGTGATCTGGTTATTTGCCCCGGTCAACGTGATAGACGAACTTAAAGGGGAAGGAGAACTTTCAGCCTGCGTCGTACTGTTATAATACGTATACGCATATATGTAACTGCCCAGTAGCGTTAGAAATCCACCAACGGCCTGAGCGTTCAGAGTCGGAGCTGCTAAAGGGGCTGTGATTCCTATTTGCCTGGTACTTGTGCCGTCGTACAGTTCAGGCGTCGTGTTACCCTGATACATAAATAGTAGGTTATCAAACTGAACAAACGTAGGTCTGTTTGCTACTGTAGACCCGTCAAGACCAGTGCTGATATCAATAACAGAAGCACCTGAAATTCTTCCATAGCGACCTCCCCCTCCAGTGTTGTCTGTAGCAAAAACGATAGTCTCAGAGACTCCTGCAGAAGTTCGGTACTCTATTCCGAACGTAATGTCCCTAGCGCCGTACACTGAGGTCGTTAACTGGTTAGCGTAGCCAGGGCGCTTGGTATATCCACCTGAGAGCCCGATATTAGTGTTCTTAGCAACGCGCACGTATCCTGGCTTCATAGTGGTAAGAGGCGAGGTCGTGTCTAGACCCCGAGGTGCCTCGAACTCAATGTCTTGTACTTCGTTTCTAAGTGCCACTAGATCCTACCATCCCCAAAAGAGAGAGTTAATATATAAAGACTGCAGGTCAGCTCCACCGACCCCGTCAAAAGCAGCTTCACTAGCAGAACGTATCCTTGGAAGGTCTACGTCTCCACCTGATCTAACGTCATCCTTGACGTCCTGCATGATAAGTTGCATAGCTTCTTGCTTCTTCTGTTCAGCACGGTCGTCGTTCTCTCTCTCAAGACCTAACGCTATAACGTACTGAATGAAGGCTTCTTGGTACCTATAAGGCACAGTTGGATAGTTTGCAAGGGTCGTCAAAGCAACGGGGGTAACCTTGCCATCCACCTTTAAAGTCGTCACTGCAAAGGTTTTCGGATAGACCATAATACGGTTATCCCCGAGAGGTGCCCAGTACTGCAACTGGTCGCTTGTGCTTCCGTCGTTGTTTTCCGGATCTAGACGCCTCATATCTTTTAAAGAAATCTTTTTTAGGACTATGCCGTTTGTCTCGTCATATATAGTTTCTATATCCTCAGCGGCCATATAATAGCCTAGAGTTGCTATAGTAAGGTCGTACTCGTTAGTCCCTGAAGTAACTGTCAAAGACAGGTTAGGTTTAAAGAGAAAGCGCCATGGGTGCATCTTGCAGAAGCGAAACTCAGCTAGTGGCAAAGTTTGCTCTAAATAGGTTTGAAAGTCTGACTTGTTATTTCCAACGTAAGAAATAACTCGACTTACTATCTCTGACCCACTGAATCCAAAAGTAGATGATGGCATTATGTCTCCCGACTCCATGCTAGTTTTTGTTCGTAACTCGCTTTATCGTACTTCGTTGTTCCTAAACTTTGGCAGTTGAAGGCTCTTCGAGCTTCTTCTAGACTGCAAATCTTTTTTTGCACTAAGTGCAGTAGAAAGGATCGCCATCCTTTTCTAAGTATCGTGTTGTTCTCGTGGTTAAATGTGTCGAATTCTCCAACTTCAGGATAGCTAATACCCCCGAGATATTCAGTTTCCCCTGAGTTGACGCGGTTTAAATAGGCCTGAGCCTCGTTAGACACATAGTGGTCGTTCATGTTCCGCTTCTGCCTGCTGCCATATGTACGACAGACTGCAACGGAATAGTTGTCAGGGCTAATAGCACGTTTCTGGGTCAAGTCTACATATAGACCTTTGTTTAACCTAGTTAACTTAGCCTGAAAGTCAAATAACCACATTCTCTAAATACTCCTCTTGCCCATTATGGGTAGGAGGGAAAGTGGGAATTCCCACTTTCCCTCGAACAATTATAAAGCTGAAGCTGAACGAATTTGAACAACTCGTTTGCTAGAGGCATCAAGATACTTGGCAGCAAAGCCATGAATCTTGTAACCAACAGTAGCGAACTGTTCCAACGGGTTCGACACGCCACCGGACTTGTGGTCCTTGATGATCATGTTCATACTGTCGCCGTTAAGTTCCACGACGCCAAAGGCTTCTTCGCCGATGACATAGCTTGACTTCACAGACACAGTAGAGGCCGTGGTAGACATTTTGTCAGAAACCGCTAAGCGAATTCCGTATAGTTGTCCGAACTCTCCACGAAGCAACTTAGCTTGGCTACCTTCAACAAATTTGTTGACGTCGAGCCAACTACCTGTTTGAGTGTCACTCAGTAAGTCATATTGACAGGCTGGGTGAATGATACCCATATAGTTCCCCATTTCGTGAGGACCAATATAAGCGATCTTTTGAGAGATCATCGCTTCGATGAGTTCTTTGTGGTTAAGAACGTCAGCAGAGGTCAACGCGGCATCGTTTGCAGCGTTGTTTACGCGCTGAACGAAAGAGGCAGCGTCAAGTTCTGCAACGATCAAGTCTTCAATAGTTTCTGAAGCGGCTCTTCCGAATCTTTCAGAGAGCGACTCAAGAACAGGGTCAATCGCAGTGTCTGACAAAAGGTCAGAAACTTTGCTGAACTGTCCGTATTGAGACACAGTCGCACTGACGTTAGAAGTCGTGAAACTGATTTCCGAAGGAGCACTACCTTCAGTCAAAGGAGAGGTAGAGCTACTGATTTTTGCGTAGCGAAGCCACTTAACAAGTTTTCCGTTTCCTTTTGGGAGACGTTGTTTTTTGCCAAGTTTGAAAAGTTGAAGACGCGGTTCAAGCGTTTGCAACATTTTCTTTTCATAATACTGATGCAAATTACTTGCATTCGTAATTGTTGTTGATACTGCCATTGGATAACTCCAAATTATTTAAGACAGTCTGGGAGTAAGACACAATGTCCTACTACTAGTCAGCGCGGCCTAGAGCCTTTTCCATTTCTTCTAGGGATAAATCCTTAAAAGCTACGGTTTTTTGCCCTTCGGATCGAGTGCCTTCCGAATACGCCTGCTGTTTTTCCTGTCTAATCGTTGCACCCTCTTTTTTAGCACGACTTGAGGCCTCGGCAACGTAGTCTTCTACGCTTGCTCCCCGCGCAGCTAAATGAAGGAGCTTCAATGCTTTAACTGAGTTAATCTTTTCAGGGTTAACTAAGTCTGCATATTCTTGCGCGATAGCCTGCATCTTAGGTTCCAACTTGGCGAAGTCTTGATTGTCCTTTTTTTGCTGGTTATAGAACTCTGCAGCCATTCTAGCGTCAGCTTCAAGAGCTGCTTGCCTTCGGGCTGTGATTTCCTTTTCCATCTGTCTCTTAGTTAAGTTCTTGATAGCGGTCTTTGGATCGCTGTCAAATTCCTCTTCATAGAGTTTTAAAGGGTCTACTTCTTCTTGTTGTTCTTTAGATGCTTGAGAAGGTTGAGAGTTTAGTCTTGCTTCTAGCTCACGTACTTTGATGTCAAGACTTTCTCTTTGACGCTTCTCTTCTGCTCGCTCAGAAGAAATTTTGTGAAAGTTACGCTCTACTTCGTTGTAAGACTTGATGACGTCTAGGGCGCTTTTTCCACGAAATTTCTCAGGAATTTCATCTAGTTGTGGCTCTTGAGCCGCTAGGTTCACTTCCTCTTGAGTTTGCTGTTCATTGTTAGAGGCCTCAGGCAACGCCTGGGTTATCTCTGTATCTTTTAGTTCTGACATTACTGTCTCCTTAGGTTATTCAAGGTTTCCCCCGAGCCTTGGGTTTGTTCCGCTAGGATTTCTTTTCCTTCGCGAATCTTTGAGTCAATCCAGGATAAAAGACCTCTCCTGGCTTTAACAAATTCTTGTAGACCACGCGTGTGGTCTAAGTTCAAACTGTGGAGCAAGCCTTCGTGGGCTTGCTCTAAGTCATGCTGCATAGCGGCTTTGATTAACTTCCAGCCTGGATGCTCACTTAAATTTTGAAGGCTTTCAGCTTCATAAATAGCTGAAACTACAGCTTCTTCTTGCTGTCTGTCAGTGCTTTGTGGTAACGGACGTCCAGTTACTTCGTCATACTCGCTCTCATATATATGTTCTCTTTTATGTAACATACTGGTTATCTTATCCTTTTATCTATAACTAGTAAACCGGATTAAAGTTTCCTGAACCTGAAGCTCCTGCGTTCGGCTGAGGAGCAGAAGCACCTATCTGAGCGTTAGCTGCCTGTTCCTGAACCCGTAACTGAGCGTTCTCTACTTTAAGGGCTTGAAGTTCTTCAGGTGTTCTCATAAACTTTTTAACAGAAGCTCCGATCAAAGGTCTAAGGAGAGCTTCTATAACTACTTCCATCTTTACTGACCCTGGCTGAGTCTGTTCTGCAGTTTGTAACACTTGAGCTACTGATTGCATCTTTTGAAACTGTACTTCGTCTGGCAGTTCGAACTTAGGTTTAATCATGTAGTCAAAGTTTCGAGTAAAGGCTGTGACTGGGAGGACTGCAAAAGGATTAGGAGAATCTGGGTTAGAGATTCGAAGCCACTGATCGTCAGTAACGAACTGAGCGTTTATCATCATGATATTTCTAGTAAAGTTCTGAAAGAACAGACTAGACAACAACTTACCTTTTAAACCTATACGTGACGATGCGAACTGTTGCAGGTAGTTGACGCCTGTCGCCGAGCGACCGAAGCTCTTTGAGCCGCCCACCACAGGCGCTGATCCAATCGCTGTCGCTTGACCGATATTCTGTTCAATAGAAGCAAGTTCGACTGCACTACTCTGTGACGGGTCACTAGGATCAAGACGCTTAATAGAATTAATGTCGTTAGCATATATGATACCTCCTGGGCGCGAATAAAGGTTCTTAGTGTCAATCCCACCTGCTCGGTCAACTACCCACATGCTATTAACACTTAAGTTAATTTGATCAAGTCTAGCGTTTCTAATCGCAGTTGCTTCACGTATCTCAGAGTCAATAACTGCAAGTTCAGGAATACCATAGAACTCGTTACTTCTTGCGTAGTTAACACAAGCAACAAAGGGTTTGAATTTATAGTCGTAGAAGTTTTCTTCTTCTCTAATTATTACGTCACCGTTAGCAATGGTAATAATATATTCTTGAAGGTTACCGTCTCCCTTAGGATCATGTAGTCCCCAATACTCCCAAACTTCAAACTTATCAGAGTCCTTAATGCCTTTTTCGTTTCCGTCTCTACGGTCAAAACTTTGCTTATAGTTATCTTCCCAGTATGGAGGAGACCATGCTTTGTCTCCACGGGTAGTCATCGACTTTTTAACGTCGTCTAAATTTTTGTAGATGCCAACTTCGGTTCCGTCTGGTAGTTTTTTCTTTTCTAGTTGTTTTAGATCAGTTAGAGACTTATACATGCGATGGACACAGCCACGCATTTTCTCTATGCATCCAGGCTCTTTTACTTGCCAGTCAGGGAAGAAGTCATAGAGAGCAATATTTTCCATGTCTGGACCATCATAGCAAACTTCTATACTTGGTGTCTTTGTTCTGTAAACTTCACCTGTAATAGGATCTTGTTTTGCTTCCCGCTTTACAGTTTCAATTTCTTTGTAACGATATGGAGTTTTTGCTACCGCCGTACCGTCTAAAGACATGTTCTTTATGAACACAATAAACTTAGATTCAAATTGCATGTCTTTAAGTTGAACACTTACAAAGTCTGACATCGGATCTTCAAATGCAAAGTCTTGCATCTCAATGCCTTTAAATTTAATGATATGGTCGTCACCTAAAAATAGGTCACAGATTTGAGGCACTAAAGTTTCTATTACTGTAAACCCATAGGAAGGTTTTAAGTTAGCTCTGCGTATTCTGCTTTTTTCAGTAATTTCCCAGTTAACATATCGCTCTCTGGAACGATCCGCGAGTTCTAGATGCTCCCTGCGATATTCTTGACTCTTAAACATGAACGACCGAACCATTCGAATAGTGCGACGGTCGTCTAGAGTTTCGTTAACATCTTTATCTATTTGGTCAAAGATTTGTTTATCTTCCATAGTTTAAAACCCTGTTAGTCTGTCAAAATCTTCGTTCTGGTACTCAGATTGCTCTGCCTTAGTGTCTATCTCTCCTCTAGACTGGTCCATTTCTTCGGTTAAACAGGCCGCCATGACTAGATCGTCATGTGACCCTGGAGCAGCCTCTCGTCTAATGCCACGACCTGTCTTAGAACTAATCTGGCAGAAACGAGACATCTCGTCTATAAGCTGTGAGTCTACAATTTTTAGGTCACCGTTCTTACAACTGACCTTAAGTTTCTCTGTAATTCTAAGCTTTTGGTCGTTAGTTGTCAAAAACCCTAGCTTTTTCGTAGGCTTATTAGTCATTTCATCTATAACTGCTCGTTTATACAAGTTAAAATAGCTACGTTCTTTAAGGACATGTAACACAGTTCCACCGTGGTTGTTACTTTCAACACATATCCACGCGTTATTATAGAACTTTCCAGCCTTATATAATTCTCTTCCAAAGTCTGCTGGCTCTAGATCTCCCCAGATACGAGCTACAATTGCCTTTGTTTCTCGACACTTAACATACGCAGCAGCCTTATCTTTACCTACGCCTCCCGATGGGTCGGCACCTATTACGTACGTTTTGGCGGGGTCTGGCTTAGTCCAAATTGCTAGACACCCTTTGCCGTCGTCGTGAAATTCTATCTTGGCTCCGTCGGCTATTAGGAAGCCTATGTAGCTGGGCTCCCTGGTATTTTTATCCTGTGCTTTTAGGATTGCGTTCGGATAGACGGCGAATTCGCCCGTTAAGAAACAGTCTCGGTCGTTGCTTGGGTACTCATTTTCGAACTGGTCTGGGTCGCCGTTGCAGTTGGCTTCTATGCACCAACGTCGCCACAAAAGATGATAGGGTTTTAAGTCAGCCTTTAGCAGATCTTCTTCGTAAGGAGTCCACTTGACGCCTTCTTCAGCTTCTTTCCAACTGTCCGGCAATTCCGGATAGAAGTCGAACCACGGTATAAAAAAACCTTGGTATGGAGCAGTCTTGCCGTTCGTCTTAAAGCTGTTCCATAGGCGATAAAATTGTCCTCCGCGCCCATGCGGGGTACTTTCTAAAATTACTTCTCCGTTGACTGGAACACCTTGTAGGCTTCCCAGCAACCTCTCATCTTCGACACGAGATGCTTCGGACACATGGAGAAAATTAACCGTCTTCCCTCGGAAGTCATATAGCACCCGCATTGAGCTGTCCAACGCTCTCCCGAGACCGTCGTCTTTGAATGCGAGTTCTGTCGTATTAGAGCTTTTTTCCGTTGGCGCATACAGGTGTCCCCAATCACGTTTAAACCACTCATATGTGAATTTTACAAGGTCGGTAAAGATGGTACCTACAGTCAATTGCAGGTGGGCCATGATGCCCGTCTTCATGTTGGGCTCCCAAAGCGCGTAATCTAGGCCTCGTACCGCAGATAGGGTAGTGAAACCTACTTGGCGCGTCTTTAGCACGATATCACGTCCAGACTTGTTTTTGAGATAGTTTTCTTGTGGCGGATTAGGAAGGAAGAATTCAGCTTTGTTGGATAACTTGTTGGAAATACGGTATAAATTGCGGACTCGCTCTACATGGCCTAGGGCCAGCATCTCGTCCCTGAAGGCGACTTTTCCGGCTTCTTCGCCTTCTTTGGCGATCACGTCTAGAACGCGGTTCCAAGCTGCGGTAAATTTGGGCGTGTAGTGGGCCATTAAAAAGACCCCGCCCCGTTCCCCCTTCTTCTGTCGTCGACAGGAAGAGGGAACAGGCATAATTTTTCTGTGTGTAAGTTAACCATAGCAGAACTCTAGTACTCTGTCAACTCTTTAAATTGACGTTATAGTTTCCCAGGTAGTACCGTTATAAACCTTTAACTTGTTGATACCAGTGTCAAAAATGACCATTCCAGCTACCGGAGTTACTACAGCCGCTGAAGTAGCGTTTGGAAATACAACACCTTTAGTCGTTGACGTAAAATTTGCAATCTCTGACGCAGAGGCAGCCCCTGAAGTTCCCACTTGTATACTTGTTCCAACATATACGTGGCGAGGTTTAAAATCAGTGCCTCCAGGAGTCCGTCCTAAATCGTCAGCGTTATTGTTTCGGAACGCCATGGGTTGATATACAGACACAAGATCATTATCTAGGTCGAGGATTGAATTCCCTGTATCCGTGAAAAAGCGATGTGAATTACTTTTATAGTCTAAGTCTCCCGCAGTGATACCTACAGTAATAACACCGTTGTTGCTCGTTCCAGTTCCAATTCTTAAGAAAGATGAGTCAACTCGTACCTCATTGTTTACCACACTAAATCGTAATGTTCCGGCTGTTGCAAATTGAAGTTGGTTAAGGCCTGCAGAATATAGTCCTGAGTCACTATCTCCAAAATAAATACTTGGGTTACTAACCGAACCTGCTGTTGCATCTAATGGAAAAGTTGGACTAGATATAGCTCCACTAGATCCGGCAGCATTTCTAAAATAAGGGAGTTGAGATGTACTGTCAAAATAGATAACTCCAAATCCTGTCTCTGGAGTTGCTGGAGTTGAACTTTCGTATTTTATCTTGAGAGGTACTAGTTGTTTTTTAATGTAAGACATTTATATCTCCTAGATAATAAACCAGTTAGAACCATTGCACATTAATGTTAAACTTTCATAAGCACTAGTCATTTCAAATGTCGGATCTCCATCAATAGTCTCTGAGGCATTGCCGTCTACTATTAGTTTAACTGTACCTGATACCGAGCCCGATTCGTCTTTAATGACTATAATACTTCCCGTTCCTGCACTTGCGGCTGCTGGTAACATAAAAGTTCTTGACACTGTAATAGATGTTAGTCCTACATAATAGTCCGAAGTGAGGACAGTGTAATTGGCGTCTGCTACTGCTACCCTACTTAATTTTAGTCTGCCACTTGTTGCAACTTTTGCATCAAGTTGAGTTTGTATTGCTGAGGTTACTCCTGAGACATATCCGAGTTCAGTAGTGGTTACTGAAGACGCTGCAATTTCTTGACTGGCATTTGTAGTCAAAACACGAGACGCTGTAATAGCATTTAACTTAACAGTCTGAGCTGATAAGTCCCAAGTCATTGTTACTGGATTTGTAAAGGTATCTAACTCAAACATCTCTGCAGTAACTAACGTAGACCCTGAAGCATTTCTAAACTGAAGGAAACTACCTGCAGGGCCTGGAACAGATCGTTGAATAAACGAATAAAAGCCTGCTCCGTAGTTACTTCCCGTCGAGCATATAACGTCAGTTTCTTCACCTATTTTTATAAGACCATTTTCGTATTCAGCAAAAACATTTAGTGTACTAGCACCTACGCGCATCGCGTGAGACTTGAAGTTACTTACACCTGTTATATCGTCAGTATCACTGACTAAAATTCCACTATTCTGAACTAGTTTTCCAGTCGTCGCATCAAAGCGAACTACTGCGTTATCAGTTGCCGACGCAGGCCCAGTTACTTTAGTTCCTATTTGGGTCTGAATTGCGCTGGTAACACCTGAGACATATCCAAGTTCGGTGTCCGTTACAGAGGATGAGACTACGTTTTTAGAGCCGTCGGATACTAGTGCTCTAGACGCAGTTAAGTCCGATAAGTTTAAACTTTTAGCTCCAGTAATTGCTCCTAAGTCGGAAACAATAACTAAACTGTCTTGGATAGCATTTCCAGCGACGCCGTCCCAGCGAATAATAGCATTATCTGTAGAACTTCCTGGACTAGCTGTGCCAAGTCCGCCGTTGCCATCTGGACTCCCGCCTCCGCCTGTACTGCCTCCAAAAAAACTCATAAAGACCTCTATAGAGAAAAGGGGAGACCCGATATACAGGTTCTCCCCTTAATATTTTTAACTACTAATTACCTTGCAGGGTATCAAGTACGTCTTGAGCTTGAGCTACCTTAACTGGATCAGATTCTCCAGCAATGTACTCCTGAAGTTTAGTGATTAGTTGTTGTTTAACTTGTGAGTCCATATTAATCTCCTATTAACTGATTGAGTTATATACCGCAATAAATCCAAGACTGGTACCACTTTGATCGAAAACTTCGATCTTTTTAACCACAGATCCTGGAGTAGATGCTGAAGCTGAGTTACCAACACCGAGGCTATAACAAGTAAGCTTGTCTCCAGCCGTAATGTTTAACTTAGCACTGATATTGTTAGGACGTTGTCCAGGTTGACCAATGTCACCGCCTCCGTCAGTTCCCCAAACGATATGAGATTCTGCTGCAGGTCCAAAGTTCAAGTCACCCATTTTAAACGTACCGTTACGCTTAAAAATAAAATGCTGTGAATATTGGAAAGGAGAAGCTTCAAAAACATAGTGTGCTATGTCGTTGAGTTCACCTTGGTTAATACCTTGTGCCCATCCCGTAGATCCCCCACCTCTTAATGAGTCTGGAGCACCTAAGTTATATGCAGAGAAATTAGATACATTGTCAGTAGACATGAACGCAGTACTTTGTACAGGTCCAGATAAATTACCTCCAGTATATATAACATCTTTAATGGCAATCTTTAAAGGACGTCCAGTATTTCCGATATTTCCGACACCGTCTACTTGGAAGTTAAGGTTCGAAAGACCTTGAACCATGTTATTAGACATGTCCAAAGTACCAGACATAGAGTCACCGGACTTAGATACTTTCAACGCATCTTGTGAATCTACATAAGACGTTGCGGCTTTAAGAGCAATCGCACTGTCTTGTGTAGAATTCTGAGAGTCTACATAAGAAGTACTTGCTTTTGAAGCAATAACTCCATCTTGCGTAGCATTCTGTGCGTCTACATAAGATTGACTAGCCTTAAGAGCAATAACTGCGTCTTGTGAAGCATTCTGACTATCTACATAGGAAACGCTTGCCTTAGCCGCAATTGCAACGTCTTGAGCAGCATCTGCTGCGTCAACGTAAGAAACAGAGGCTTTAAGAGCTAAAGCAGAGTCCATTTGACCCTTGTTCACTGCGTCGTCAGACAATGTTCCAGCAGCTACTTCCTTTAACTTATGACTCGCAAAAGGAATATCCGCGGTAACTAAGCTGCTACCATCTTTACGGATTGCAAGAGGATCAGCTTCAATAACTGCAGCGTCTAACTGCGATTTGTTCACAGCGTCAGTAGGCGCAGTTCCAGGTGCTAAGTTTTTCAACTTAAAGTTACACCAATTCATGTCAGCCGACGGACAGTTAGTCCCATCTAGGCGTAGAAAATTCTTTTTACTAGATTTCTTCTGATCTTCGTCGTCGTCTTCGTGCATCCCAATTTTTTTAAGAATTGCTTCCTTTTCACTCGGAATAAAACTCATATGTTGTATCTCCTTTTATGTTGATATGGCATATTGCCACTACGGTAATATAGCAAGTCAACTTTTAACTGTCAAATCTTTGATCTTTCTTGTCTTAAAACTGTGAGCAAATACGCCTGGTTGTACTTCAAAAACTTTAATATGTTTTATGGGACGCTTTCGCCACAAGTAAATATTTAGGTACATACTTATGAATAACAGCCAAATCATACAGGCACGAACCCTTCTACTATGTCTGTTAAAGTAACTAAGTCATTTTCGGACAGTGCTTCCCCTACTACTACTACTACTACTACGTCTTCGTCCATCCGTCCTTGAAAGTCTAGTGACGGAAATGCCTCAGTTATTTTAGTGGCTAACTTTTTCCCTGCCGCATCTACGTCTGCAAAGTTAACCCATCCGTTAGGCCCACTATTTCTTGTAAATTGATAACTTATCATGTTGTATATACCAAGTTAATACCAAGCATATAAATTTCTCCACCAATTCCAATTGTTTCTATTTCTAGACCACAGCGATCCCCTGCTGCAAGACTACTAAAAACAGTAGAAAGATCTATTTTAGTCCAAGTATTTGTAGTTCCTAGGTTATATGTCGCAGTAGTATTTGTCTCAGAGTGGGTCGTCATAGACTGTCCGTCTCCACCATAAGAACTTGTTAGATCTATATTTTTATTAGTACCTGCTGCCCCTGATTGTGGTACTAGTAACATGTGCATACTTACTAATGTAGTGAAATCATTTGGAATTACAAAGGAAAAATTCCCAAGAGCTGAAGATGCTTGCTTGTCTAAATTAAAATTATTTAATATTTTGTCATACTTACAAACTTCGAACAGTACCGACTTAGTTACTGAATTTGCAGCGATAGTAACATCTACTCTGTCAGACCCTCCGTTATCTGCAGTAGTGATAGTTATGTTGTTACCTTGGATAAAGTTAACTTCTTGGCGCGTTCCCGTAAGAGTTCCAGCTTTAGAAACTTTAACTTTTTGCGTTGTGGTGTTGTCTACTACACTAAGAGTTCGTGTTGCAGTTATATCTCCGCCTCCAGTAAGTCCGGTACCAGTAGAGATATTTACTAAAGAATGGTCTATGTGCTTATTTGTCACGAAATTAGCTAAGGAATTGTGATCAACTCCTGCAGGTAACACAACCGCAGAAATAGTATTACCTGCGTCGCTATATGTAAAATCTATAGAACTAGTATCCGTTAAAATATTACCAACAGCGTCTTGGGCCTGTTCGTCCGAATATGTGCCACTAATTGAAACTGTAGTTGCTGAAGTTAGTCTTCCCTTAGCATCCACTGTAATAACTGGTATTTCACTAGCTGATCCATATGAAGCTGCAGTAACTCCGCTGTTTGCTAACGTAGCACTAACACTTCCAGGACCAGACGCAGTAATATCACCCGTTAAGGCTGTTATATAGTTTCCTGAAGCCTGCTTTCCGTTTAGCTGCGTCTGAATACTACTTGTGACGCCTGACACAAAGGCTACTTCAGAGGCGGTAGTGGGAGAAGATATTAGATTCTGTGCTCCGTCACTTATAACTACTCGATCTGACGTTAGAGCAGGAAAAGAGATAGTCGTGTCAATGTTAATACTAGTAGCCTGTATAGTAGATACACTAATACTGTCGACACTAAACGTATTACTATCTAACCATCCTTTGTCAGCCATATTATGTTACACTCACTGTGGTTAAAAATACTTTCCAGTTAACTGTCTCTGCAGCACCTGTTCGACCATGTGCCTGAATTAATACATCATTTCCACTTAGTAAAAATCTAGCAGCCCACTGACCGTCGCTCTCTTCAGAGGAAATGTTATTAGTTCCGCCTACTTGCACTGCTGCTCCGCCATCCCTATAGAATAACCCGACTATATTATATTCGCCGTAATTTCCCGCAGGACTACGTCTACCTACTATCTTAGCATCTAATCTATAAGTAGTCGCATCCGAAAGTACAACAGTTCCAATAGTTTCGAATGCCGTCGTTGTAGTAGTTGCCGTGAAAACTGTGAGACCGTTTGCAGCCTGAGCGGCTGAACTAAAATCCGAAACTGCTGAACTTGTTACAGAAATCGCCGTATTTGCGGCTGCCGTAAGGCGGCCTTGAGCGTCTACTGTAAATGTTCCTACCTGTGAGGCTGATCCGTAACTAGCCGCCGTAACTGCCGTGTTAGCTAAGTTCAAAGTCCTGTTCGCCGTGATGTCTCCGCCACCTGTCAGGCCCGTGCCCGCGCTGATAGACACGCTAGAATGGTCTACGTGCTCGTTAGAGACGAAGTTGAGGAGCAAGTCATGGTCTACCCCTCCTGGAAGGACAACGGCGCTTATAGAGGCTCCTGCGTCGTTATACGTGAAGTCTATGCTGGAACTGTCAGAGAGGATAGTGCCTACGGCGTCCTGAGCACGCTCGTCGGTAAAGTACAGGTTAGTGCCTTCTGGTAGCAAAGTAGTTGAATCTGTTGATAAAAGTAACTTTGCCGTCGAACCTGCTAAACCTGCTACCCAGTAGTCTAGCGTCTCGTCCCACAAAATGTGAGCGTCGGTACTAGTGCCTCGGTTTATCTCTAGGCCCGCATCTTCAGTCGGGACACCTACCACGTCGTCGTTCAAAATTATTAAGTTATCTCCGGTAGTTACCGAAGTCGTGGCGACTAGGTTCGTGACTGTCAGGGAAGCTAAGCCCGTGAGATTGTTGGAGTCGTCCAGGATAGCGCCGCTATTTTGGAGTATTTTGCCGGTCAGCCCGTCAAAGCGAACGAGTGCGTTGTCTGAGCTAGGGCTCGGACTGCTAACGTCTCCAACTCCCATGCCGGGAACGACGGGAGGAGTAGCGGAAAAAAAGGACATTAGGAGGTTACTCCATTTTGCCGGATTGCTTTAAGGGCAGGTGATCTAGCTTGGCTTCTTTGCCTTCGTCGGAAACTCCCGACACAGACCCCGTCTTAGAGTCACTGGGGTTTGCAGAATCTTTTTCCATATCTTCTTCACCGTGAATGTCAAACTTTTCTTTTGCCATGAAATTCTCCTTAAGGGTATAGGTTCTGTGACCTGAGTCGATGATATCAACGGGCTTGCAAAGAGTCAAGCTTCGAGGTTACAAGTACTTACAAAAATACTGTAGCTAAAGTAGAGAAAAAGCTTGACAGCTTTTTCTCCTATTAGTATACTTGTTCTAACAGATCCTAACCCTGTAAC